GCGGGGCAAAGATGGACGAATTGACGGCCATTTCCGCACAGGCTGCCAATGCGATGCTGACCGAGGAGCAGCGCAGCAACGCCTTAAAACTGAAAGGCGAAATTCAAAACCTCGACACCGATATTCAACTGGCTGAAGCTGCCGAAGCTGAACAAGCACGGCAGGCTGTAACGGTATCGCGTGCAAAGCAGCCCCAGGCCACGCCGGAACAAAAGGCACAGGAACAGTACTCCTTCCTTCGTGCCGTGCGTATGGCAGCCTCCGGCAAAAACTTGGACGGCATTGAAGCCGAAATGAGCCAGGAAGCAGAACGCGAGTTTCGGGCGGCAGGTATCACCCCAACGGGCAACCTCTACATTCCCACGATGCTGACCAAACGCGGGATGCACAAAAGAGACATGACAGCAGGCACTACCACGGCGGGCGGGTTCACCGTTCCGACTGAACTGGGGGCGCTTATCCCGTTCCTCGACCCGCGCCTGGCGGTAATCAATGCGGGCGCTACCGTCCTGACTGGCCTGACGGGTAACATTGATTTCCCGCGCAACGACGCAGCCGCAACTGCGGTATGGGAAGGCGAAAACGACCCGAACGCGGAGACCTCCCCGACCTTCGACCGCATCCAGATGAGCCCCAACCGCCTGGGCGCGTTCACCGACATCAGCAAACAGTTGATGGTACAGAGTTCCATTGACGTGGAAAACTTTGTCCGAGAGCGGCTCAACAACGCTATTAACGTAGCGCTCGATTACGCGCTGATTAACGGCGACGGTGCAACGCAGCTTATCACGGGTATCCTCAATACCAACGGCATCGGAAGCGTTGCCTGTGGTACGGACGGCGGCCCGCTGACCTGGGGTAAAATCGTTGACCTGGAAACAGAGGTTGCGGTGGACAATGCCGACTTTGGAAGTTTGGCCTACTTGACCACTCCGGGGGTTCGGGGCTACCTCAAGAAAACCGAAAAGGCATCCGGTACAGCGCAATTCGTTTGGATGGACGGGCCAACCCCGGCGGCCAACGCAGCCCGCGTGGACGTGCTGAACGGATACCGCGCCTTTGTGTCCACTCAAGTGCCTTCCAACTTGACCAAAGGACAAGGCACGAACCTTCACGCCGTCCTGTTCGGTAACTTCAACGAATTGATTCTTGGCCAATGGGCGGGCCTTGACATCGTGATTGACCCGTACACGAGCGCAAAGAACGCGCTGATTACCATCGTGGTAAACTCCTGGTGGGATGCAGCCCTGCGCCACGCCGCATCAATGGCCGCAATCAAGGACGCAGACATTACCGACGCGGTATAAAGACTTCTTCTTTTTGCCGAAATTCCTTAACCGGGTAGGGGCCTAAAAACCCCTACCCTCCTTCAAAACAAAATACCATGTTACGTAAAATTCTTGCACTCTTTTCAATCTTTGCCGCCGTTGTTTTCTTGGCCTCCGCTGGCGAACCGAACACGGCCTATCAGACCTCCGCACCCTTCTACTCGTATTCGCTTTCCGATACGATTACGAACACGGAAAACGACACCATTGAAATCCCGGCACGCCTCGTATCCGAATGGTCTGGCGGTTGGCATGTACAGGCTACGAGCCTATCCGGTACGGTTCAGCTTGCAAACACCGTCGAAGAATCACTGTCTTACAACGGTACGGACTGGGTAAGCGTTGACACACTCAACAATAGCGCCGCAGGTACGAAAAGGGCCGAACAAGATAGGGTCTACGGTTTTCGCCAACGCATCAGAATCGTTGGCAGCGGTACGCAAAGCACCCGCTATACGGTCTATTTCGTTGCCAAAAAGGATTGACGCATGATAAAAGTGAGGTTCTTGAAAAGCCCTACCGGGCGCTTCGGCCTTGCTTACTCTGCCGGGGATGTGGGGTATATCTCCGCATCCCTGGCAGAACAAGCGCAAAAAGAAGGCTACATTGAAACGTTGGGCAATCAGGGCGCAATCGAAACAGCAGATCGGCCACAACAATACAAGAAAGTAGAAAAAGCCGTACGGCGCAAAAAATAACACATGGCAGGTTGGAAGGTAACGACCCCGGCGGCGGAGGCGGTAATCAGCACCGCAGACGCAAAAGCATGGCTAAAGGTGGATACATCGGACGACGATGCACTTATAGCCGCGTTGGTGGCATCCGCCGCGGAGACCGCTCAAAACTATCTTTCACAGGCCCTGGTTACGCAGACCATAACAGAGACATTCGACGCATGGGGAGACGTTGCGCAACCGTCTTTGTTACGCCTTGCCATTCACCCGGTGATAAGTGTAACGAGTATAACGTACATTGACGATAATGGCGCAACACAGACACTGGCAGCGAATCAGTATAACGTTGACCTGTACGCAAAACGTTGCGTTATCGAGCCTGCGTATAACGTTAGCTGGCCAACTGTCAGGATACAACGCAATGCCATAACGGTAGTGTACCAAGCAGGCTACGGCGCTGCAACGGCCCTGCCAAAGGATATACGCACAGCACTACTGTTAATGGTGGCAGATGGATACGAAAACCGTACTGATAGTGTAAAGCAACTTCCGACAGCATCTAAATACCTTCTTGACCGCATAAACTACGCTTACTTGCTATGAACAAAGACGAGAAAGTAGGGGCAATGCGGGAGCGAATCACTATCCAGGCCGTGACGGAGACACAAAGCAGTACGGGCTATCCTGCTCAAAGTTGGGGTACATACGCGACACGATGGGCAGCCGTAACGAATACCACAGGGAGCGAAGACGAAGAAAGCGGACAAAAGACCGCAACGCGCAAAACGACATTCACGATACGTTACGACGTAAACGTTACGGAGAAACACCGCGTAACGTACCGCAATAACACGTACGACGTTACGGCGGTATTGCATAACGCCGACAGGCGTTATACAGAACTTGAAACGCAACTAAGAAAATGATAGGCGCAGCGATATACGGGATACTTAGCACGGCAAACGGCGTAACGTCTATTTGCTCGACGCGCATATACCCGGACATTGCGCCACAAAACGCCGCGTACCCGTTCGCTATCTATACGATTGAAGGGGCCGACCCAAGCGACACAAAGGACGGAGCAAGTAAGCTGGACGCGGTTACATTTACGGTAATGAGCCTGGCGGATAGCTACGATACGGCCAACAACCTGGCAGCGGCGATCCGCGCAGCATTAGACGCCAAAGCCCCTGGCACATACTCTGGGATTGTCTTACAATCCATCCGCTTTTCTAATCAGCAAAGCGGCACGGTAAACGTGGATAAGCATATCTACATCGTTGAGCAAAGGTATAACGCAAGGGTAAGCAGATGAATCTATACATACCACCGAGAGATTTTGAAGAACTCAAGCGTAATATAGCTGGCTACATAAAAGAAGTAGCCACTATAAAAGAAAGGCAGAAGATACTCATGGCCGGGGCGCGTGTGGTGCGATCCGCTATAAAGAGGGGAAGTTATTTTAAGGATTCAAAAGAACCGCGCACCTATTACAGCAAGTTTGGCAACGTTGAGATTCTGCCTGGGAACTTGCGTAATTCGATATATGCTTTCAAAACCAAGGGAGGAAACGCAGAGGTAGGTCCTCGCGTTCTTCGTGTCCTGGGTGGCAAATATTCAAAGATTGGCGACACGCAACGAACCAGTAGCGGATACTATGCCGCAATGCTTTTCAGAGGCGCAAGCGCTTTTCGCACGCAAGTAACTGGCAGGGCAATGGGCGCAAACCTTGCGCGAATAGATAAAGCCATGCAAAGGGCATTGCGAAGCGTGCATAAGACATGGAAAAAGAAATACAACTTATGATAATCGAGTTCGTAGAAAACCACATGAAATACAAAAAGGGTGATAAGGTGGACGTAGTTCGCACCTATGCCCGTGAACTTGTGGCGTCCGGTATAGCGATATACCGCAATGACATCGCCACTCTGGACGCGGCAATCAGCGAACCCGAAAAGACGGAAGAAACCCAGCACATTACAGTCCACAACCACTACTACGAAAACGAACCCGCACCCGAAAAACCCGGCTTTTTAAAAAGGATTCTTCAAAAATTCAAAATAGCATAACATGGCAACGACGGGAATAATCAACGGCACTAATCTCCGTTTCTATATGGAGAATGCCAAAATCGGAGAAGCTACGAGCTGCACGCTCAACCTGTCCAGGGAAACGCGGGACACGCTCACCAAGGACACGACGGGGAGCTGGGCATCCTTCGCACCGGGGCGAAAGTCCGGCACCTGCGACATCGAGGGGCTTGTTTCTTTCAGTACCACGAATGAGCAGGTAAGCGACATTTTCACCGCGTTTGACGCCGGCACTTCTACTACTATGCGGTTCACGACCGACGTAGCCGGGGATACCTACTATGAGTGCGAGGTGATTTTCACATCCATGACGCTGACGGCTGCCGTCGAGGAAAACGCAACCTACAGCGCAACCGCTACGATTATCGGGGCTGTTACCCAGGGTACTGAATCCTAAGCATGAGACCAGCAACCACGATAGAAAGCAACGGGAAGAACTATCCTTTCTCTTTTGGCATGGCCGCCCTGGCGCGGTTTTGCGAATCGGAAGGGCTTACATTGGATGGCCTCAACCAATTAGGCGAAAACATGAGCCCTATGCGTGCCCTTGCATTGGTTCATGCCGGCCTGGTTGACGGCGCACGGCGGGAAGGGAAAACATACAATGGCACCCTGGAAGATGTGGGGGACATCCTCGACGATGACCCGGATTTTCTGGAAAAGTGCATGGAGGTGGTGAACAACTCCATGCCCCAGGCCAAAGCGGGAAACGGGAAAGCGGCGAACCGAAAGGCGAGCCGCTAACCCTGGACAGGCTCGAAGCCATCGCCTGCGGGCGGTTTTCTATCCCCTACCCTGATTTTTGGGCTATGACTTTGCGCTCCGTTTCTGCCATTATCGAAGAACGCGAAATAGCGGAGCGTGAACCCTGGGAGCGGGTGCGCTGGTTGGCCACAATCACACTTCAACCACACGCGAAAAAAGGCACAACGCTAAACCCAACCGACTTGCTAAAGTTCGCCTGGGACAACGAAAAGAAGGCCAAAGCGCCAACCATGAGCGAAGAAGAACGCCAGGCGATGTTCGACAAATGGGATAGGCAGGTGGCAGAGGAGTACGAGGCAAAGAAGCGCGGCGAAATGCCGAAAAACAAAAAAGTAATCTGGTAACATGGCGAATCGGCTAAACGTAGAAATGAACCTGGACTTGACGCCCTTCGAAAAGGCGTTAGGTAGGCTGCAAAGCAGGTTAAACGATTTGTCCAGGCGGATGCAACAGACAGGGGAAACGCTCTCGCAAAACCTCACACTCCCTATCCTGGGGGTTGGTGCCGCAGCGGTCAAGGCGTTTGGCGACATGGAGCGCCTCGAAAATGGCTTAACCGCTATTATGGGAAGCAGTGAGGCAGCAAAGGCAGAACTTGAACGCCTGCGCAAAGTAGCCGAAAACCCAGGCTTGGCACTCCCGGAAGTAGTCAAGGCATCCGCATCCCTTCAATCTGTCGGATTTTCGGCCAACAATGCCAGGGCGACCATAGAGCAATTCGGCAACGCCGTAGCGCGATCAGCAGGCAATGCTGAAACCTTCGACGGTGTAATCCTTGCACTCTCGCAAATTAGCGCCGTCGGACAGGTTACCCAGGAGGATTTGAACCAAATCAAAGAGCGGATACCGGAATTTAGCCGTGTGATGCAGCAGGAGTTTGGCGTTACCACGGCAGAGGCTATCCGCGAACTGGGTATTAGTTCGAATGAATTTATAGAAAGAAGCGTAGGGGCTTTGTCGAAGCTGGAAAGGGCAAAGGGTGGCATCTCAAACGCTTTCGACAACTTCAAAGACAATGTTACCGCGTCCTTGGCGGTACTTGGTGAAAGCATCGCTACCAACCTCAACCTGGAGCAAGTTCTTACCAACTTATCCAATACCCTTGCAAGGATTGTAAACGTGTTCAAAAACCTATCCCCTGCCATGCAAAAGACGGTGGTAATCTTCGCCGCTATTCTGGCAGCCATTGGCCCCGTCCTTTTCATTGTAGGCAAATTAACCGGGGCATGGGGTGTAATGTTAACGGGTTTTGATACATTTAGAAAATTGGGTCCCAAGATAGGCGCTGCATGGACAGCTATCACAGGGCCCGTCGGGCTTACCATTGCTGCAATTGCCGGGCTTATCGCTATCCTGGCCATCCTTTACACGAAATTCGAGGGCGTTAGGCGGGTAATCAATGGCCTTGGCATGGCCTTCATCGAAATAGCGAAGCTGGCTAAAGAATCCTTTACCGCTATCCTGGAGGGCTTTGCAAAGCTAAAGGAGGGCGACTTCAAAGGCGCAGCGCAAAGTTTTGCCACCGGGCTAAAAGCCTTCAACCCGATAGAGCAAGGCCGAGTAGCAGCATTGGGTTTTGCGAAGGGCTTTGAGGATACCACAGATTATCTTACCCCGGCAATCGAGGGTATAAAAAAGAAGGTAAAAGAGGCGCAGGCAGCGTTTACAGGCGTAACAACAACACAATTCACGCCGACCGATTTTACACCGACTGGAGGCGGAGGTGGCGGCAAAGGAAAGGCAAAGTCTAAGGCGGTGCCGGAACTTGATTTTATCCAAACACTTGACTTGTTACCCAGGGAATTAGATAACCTTAATAAGCAGTTGGGGATAACCCAAAGTTCGTTCGATGTTTTGGGGATAAAAGTAACCACCAACACAAACGCAGCCCTTACAAGTTTTGGCGAACGCATGAAGCTCATTAAAGAGCAAATGCGTCAGCTTAACGACCAAATAGTACAAGTAGTAAACACTACCCTGGTTGACGCAGCGGCGGCGTTTGGCACGTTCTTAGGCGATTCACTACTCGGTAAAAAAGCAACTGGCAGGCTATTTTTGGCTGATTTGCTTGGAGGCATCGCAAGCGCTTTGCAACAACTCGGAAAACTTGCAATCGCTACCGGGATAGCTGTCGAGGGTATTAAAAAGGCATTGCAGACACTAAACCCCATTGCGGCAATCGCGGGCGGTGTTGCGCTGATTGCATTGTCGAAAATCGTAAGTGCGCAGGCTGGAAAGTTAACCGCCTTCGCACAGGGTGGCCTCGTGTTCGGACCTACTCCCGCCCTGGTAGGCGATAACCCAGGCGCACGTACTGACCCGGAAGTAATCGCCCCGCTGTCGAAGCTGAAAGACTATCTCAACCCCGCTGGCGGTGCATTTGTAGCCGAAGCCCGTATATCCGGTACTGACCTGCTCATCCTCGTGAACAACGCCGACAGGGCAAACAAAAGGGTACGATAATGGGCGCACGGTTCCAGCAATCCTTCTATACTGAAAAGAACACCGCGATAGGTGTGACCATAGACGATAGCTCGTTTTCAGGTTCATCGCAGGGTTTTTCGGTAACGGGTATTACAATATCCTGGAGGGGGGATGACGGCCTGGAGCGGTTTTCTCCTATTATTGGGAGCGAATGTAAGATAGGGCTGATTGTAGATACGGCCTCTTTGGAGACATTTATCGAAGACCTGATTATAGCTCCGGAAGGCAGGTTTACGGTTACTGTCGCCACGAACGACGGGTTTAGCGCAATCACGCGCTGGGTAGGCTACATCACTACCGACCTCACCACCATTGAAGATGTCCCCCTGGAGATTGGCTATGTAGCTACCCTTACCTGCGTTGACGGGCTGGGTTTTCTGAAAGGGGTGCAATACGCCACAGCCTTAAACAACCCATACAGCGGGAAAGAGACGATTATAGAACACGTCCTGCGCTGCATCAACAAACTATCTTTCATATCGCTATATTACGGCGCTAATACCCTTACCGTCCTTCGTACCGTGTGCAACTGGCATGAACCGACCTGGACATATAGCAGTAGCAAAGACCCGCTGGCAAATACCCGCGTAGCGCACACGGCATTTTACCATGTAGATAACAAAGGCAACAACAAAGTAAAATCCTGCTATGAAGTCCTGGAGGCCATTTGCCGCGCATGGGGCGCTCGTATTATGTTTTCGGGCGATTGCTTTTGGCTTGTCCAGGTGAACGAACTTCGAAGCCCGACATCAAAGACGGTGTTCGCGTACAAGAGCGACGGCACAGCAAGCACGGAGACAGGTACGGATTTGCGGCTGGAAAACAATCAAAATACCCCTGGCAGTACGGACGTGCTGCGTTTTGGCGGTGGTGCGTTTCAGTTCTTTGCACCGCTCGAGATGTACACGGTGGACTACAACCATATCCAAAGCCGTAACCTATTAGCGGGCAAAACTTTTGTGAACGGCAGCCCGGTAAGCGTAACAAGCGAGGATGACGTGGACGGAGCCATTGGAACGGTTAAGCTCAATTACTCCGCTAACATGCGCGTGACGGCCAATTGGCTGGCGCTCACCTTCCAAAACTATTTCATTCAATTCAGGATACAGGTACAGGTAGGCAGCTACTTTCTGAATGGCGGCATATCGGGTACATCGCCTGAATGGACTACGAGTAATACCGACTATTACTATGTCCTAAGCCCGGTGATCAGCGTCGAGGATGTGGAAGAAGTGTTTTCGGTTACGTTTCTCACACCGCCCATACCATCCGGTGCAATCGGTACGGTGACTTTTAAACCCGCCATATACAAGGCGTTCACCATGAGCGGCACGGAGCTTGTGATAGACCCTACCCTGGGCGATGTGGGTATATCTTGGGAGTTGTTCAGCAACTACCTGGAGGTACTCGAGGATGGAACATTTGATGACCAAAGCGACATACTCCGATACAGTACAAGCAACAACGCACAGGCATCGAAATTGGCCGACGTGCGCACGCTGATAGGCGATGGACCCAATAGCGTAACCCCTGGGCATCTTGAGATATACAACAACAACACATCGGAATGGGTGTTATCCGACGGCTGGAGGGTAGGCAATACCGGCACGGCTAAGCCTTTTTCGCAGCTACTGGCCAATGAGGTAATGCGGGGACAGCTTACCCCGGTAAAGCGCCTGACGGGCTTCGCTTATGAAAACAAGAACGCCCCGTACCTACCCGTTCAACCACACCGGACTATCTACTGGGACGGCGCGGATTATGCCTTTCAATCCGGTACCTGGGACTTGAAGACTGATATCTTCTCGGGCGATTGGTTCAAGCTCCAAACCGATACGGCGTACACTGAAAATGCGGTGCAATACCTACCGGAAGGCAGCGACCAGGGCGTACCCACTACGGCAGGGAGCGGCTCATCTGGTAGCAGCGGTGGAGGCGGCACATCTACAGGAAGCGGGGGAAGCAGTACCCCGGCTGTGCAATCGCTTAACGTATTCAGTCAGGAGTTCATCAATAAAACGGGCAACACCTTAACCATAACGGCCAACGGCGGGGCATTGCCTTTGAACGAGGCGCAGATTAAGGTGTACCAAAACGGCCAAAAATTATTGCAGAGCCAATGGGAGGTATCCGGTTCTGTTATCACCATAGACGCAACAACGCATTACGATGGGAGCAATTACGAAGTGGAGTTTCTTGTTATTCAGTAGCGTTTTCTTTGTCGCTACGCTAAACGCCCAATACCCGGCCACGGGCAACAAAATGCGCCTGGGCTGGCAGACCACAGGCGATGGGCTTGTGTACCGTGGCGCAATAGGCGATACAGCGACGTTAGACCCGTCCGGGCTGAACAACGCATGGATGCTTTTGGACACAGCTAACGGCAACCTATACGCATATCGCGCTAAGGCATGGCGGTTGGTGTCCGGTGGGGGTGGCGGTGGCCTTACAATGCCATTCAACAGCGTTACATTCAACGTAAACGAAACAGACGCATCCGAAAGAGAGCTGCAATACAGCGAAGAAAAAGGATACCTGCAATACGGCGGCCTTGATAGCGTTCAAATACCCCTATTGCCCGGTATATGGTACGTGCGAAACGACACAAGCGTAACGATACCGAAAGGCACGGTGGTACGGGCATCCGGCACGTTTGGCGCGTCCGGGCGTATAAAAGTAAAGCACATGATAGCCAACGGCACTATTGACGCTATGTATGTATTAGGCATAGCCATGCAAGATATTGTCGCCGGAGCGGACGGGTATGTAATGACACAGGGGAAAATCCGACAGGTCAATACACAAGCATACAGCGAAGGCGCGGTACTATACGCCGATGTGGACACAGTGGGCGGCCTGACCCAGACCGAACCGACGGGTTCAAACCTGAAACTACCTATTGCCTTTGTGGTGCATTCAGCATCTAACGGTACTTTGGCTGTGCGGGTATCTCCCGGCACTTATTTGCGCGACTTGCACGATGTGTATATTACCTCGCCCGATTCAAGTGCATCGCTATACTACAATACATCGGAATCGGTTTGGCGGGATAC